ACAAGTGAAAAAGAATGTTTTGGATTGCTTCAGTATTCTTATAATGGCACAGAAGCCGAACTTGTAGCAGTAACAATTGGCGGAAATGTAACAAACAACACATGTCAAGTTGGGATTGAAGTTGTCACTGATGAATTAGTTATGCAATACGCAACATTGCAGTTCCAATATGAAATCGTCTAATAACGGCATCCGACTCATACAGGAGTTTGAAGGCTTGCGTCTTACCTCCTACCTATGCAGCGCAGGAGTGCCTACCATTGGCTATGGCGCAACCTACTACCATGACGGCAGTAAGGTGAAGCTCGGGCAGACCATCACTCGTGAGCAAGCGAATCAACTCTTGAAGGATCACCTTAAGGAGTTTGAGGGCAGCGTGATTGGACTGCTTAACACTACCAAGGTTAACCAAAATCAGTTTGATGCCCTTGTAAGTTTCTGCTACAACCTGGGCGCAGCCAACCTTGCTAAGTCGCAGCTGTTGAGGTTCATCAAAGCCAACCCAAACGACCCGAAGATTGCAGCTGAGTTTGCTAAGTGGAACAGGGCAGGCGGTGAGGTTTCAACGGGTCTTGTAAGAAGGCGCAAGAAAGAGGCGCAACTTTATTTTACACCAATCGTTTGACAACTATGGCGGCAAGGAGAGTCAGCAAACCGAGGCAAGTGCTTGACATTGTTCTCAAGTACTGGAGGCCGACTGTTGGCTCGTTGGTAATTCTTTCGAGTGTATTTGCGCTTATATTCAAGCAGATCACCACAGAGACACTTGCAGCGATTGTGGCCGCAATGGTGGCCGCAGGATACATACCAAAAAGCAATGACAATGGATGACGGAATAGACTCAGTACAAGTGATCACCACCCTCGATGCAGGGTGCGTGGTGGGTATTGGCTGCAAAGTCCATACGCATCACCATCGTGTTGAGATTAAGCCGCAAGTCGTTTATCAACCTTTGCAGAATTTCACTATCTTTGGCAAGAACTATTGCACTAATCAATGGGGGCAAACTTTCGAGATTGCTGCCGATGAGCCAATGCCAGAGCCACCTACGATGACACAAGTCTACGCAAGCGACACCATTCAACCAAGCACATCTGCATTCTTGATTGCGCCAAAGCCAGAGCCAAAGATAATCATCAAGCCGCGCACTGAGTTCACCGAGTATAAGCCAACGATGGATGCTCCAATCATGGGCATGCTTTTGACTTTTACCATCTACATCACAGCGCAATGGGCATGGAGCTCGATGGGCGCATGGTCTAATCTTTACAGCGAACTCAAGCAATGTCTTCGCTATTCATCTTAGAGCATAGCATAGATTTATTTTATGTGGTGACCGATAGCGATGGAAAGATTTTCACTAACAATGAGCTATTCAAGAACTATGTCAGCCATATTAAGCCGACAAAAATCACGGATATCATAAGCATTGAAGGTGATAAGATTGATTTCATTGAAGCTATTGAGCGAGCTCGTAAGCATTCACCTGAGCCATCAAGAGTCTATGCTCGCACAAGACAGAAGAACGCAAGCGATAGATATAATGTTTGGAACTGCTTTGCGATTGATGATACTCTACACTTTGTTGGCATTCAGATAGTCGATGTGACCTCCATCAGCTCGCATGAGCATGAGCGGCAGAAGAACCTACTTGAGGAGTTCCGCTTCATGCTGAGCCATGAATTAAGGCAGCCACTGACCAACATTGCAGGCTTGGTGAATATGCTCATGCAGCATCAAGTGGCAAGTGATGTTGATCGCAAGGAACTACTTGCCATGATTAGCACATCAGTCAACAAGCTTGATGATGCCATCAAGATACTTGTCAAGAAAGCAGCTCGCGAGTTATGACAGAACTGGAAGCGGATAAGAGACTGGTTAAGGTTGCCGCTTGGTATGTGATAGAGAGAGGAATGCCTGTATGTGTTGCACTTCAAATCCTTCAAACTGAACTCAATGATAAAAGACTTTTTTGGGAATCTTCAAAAGAACTTATCAAACTCATCCAAGATGGGATCTGTACGTACTGAAACGATTTATCTCATTGCGCTTGTTGTGCTCCTGTTCTTGCTGCTCAAGTCATGCTCAGACAACGTGCAATCCGATTATCGCCTAAGACATACGATATATGAAGATAGCGTAGTAATCGCCTCACAGCGCAAAGTAATCGCACAGAGCGGCTCTGATGCAGCCAAACAAGCGCAGCAGATTGCAGAGCTCGAAGTGAAAGTGAAGAACGCTGTTGAGGTGGTGAAGATTGAGACTCGCACCATCATCAAAACACAGATCAAGTTGGGTGATACAGTCATGGTGCAAGGCAAGCCCTACATCCAACTGCCAAAGCCATTCCTAAAGCAGACCGAATGGTACACAATCGGCGGCATGATCAACCGCCTTGGATGGTTGCAGATTGATTCGCTCATGATCCCTGCTAAGTTCACCTATGCAGTGGGCGATACCATGCGCACTGGCTTCGTGAATCGGCTGCTTAAGAAGAAGGACACAGTTGTGCGCCTGAGAGTCGACAATCCCAATGTGGCCATCGTTGGAATGGAGAACATCTACATCAAGCAAGAGAAAAAGTGGCATCAGACAACCGCCTTCAAGGTGGGTGTTGGGATGCTGATTGGGATAGGGATATCGGCAGCTGCAAAATAATAGTATTGATATTGAGCGAGTTAGGATAATTGCGTGTAAATAGTTTTGATAGGTGTTGTATATTCAAAATTAAGATATACATTTGTCAACCAATCATTCACTCATAAATCATTTAGTCATGGACATAGAACAATACATCACAGAACAAGTTGAAAAAGGCTTCATTGCAATGGTAAAAATTGAAATGCTATTAAGTGGCAAATCATTTGAAGAAAGCAAGAAGCTTGTTAAGCAAGCTTTAAAAGAACAAGGTTTAATGTAAATAACACGGGCGGCTAATCACCGCCCATATACTTCAATCATTCACTCTTTACTCATGAACACGTTTTTCAAATCACACGACAGCACGCAGTTCTTCAACTACGATCATCTATCAGGCATCATGCTAACCATCGTGCAAGACGGTTGCCATCAAGGGCTCTTTCAGAGATGCGACAAGAGCTCACTTGTTCTTGTTCGTCAGTACTCCAAGGAGATGACTCAAGGGCTACATGAATCGGTTCGCACTTATCATCCATCAAGCGTTGGCGAGTTCTTTAAGATGTACCAAAAGACACTGCACAATACTCAAGTATCTTTTAATCAATTAATAACTCAATTCTAAACAATTACACTATGGGCTTAAAAGCACCTTCAGGGAATAACACCTCCCGCCAAATCGCTCCCGAGGGAGCATTCGTGGCAAGATGTTACCAAATCGTTGATCTTGGAACAACGATGCAAACTGGTCAATTTCCAGGCAAAAAACGCAAAGTGCAATTCATCTTTGAACTGCCGACCGAAACGCATGTCTTCGAGGAAGGCGGAGATGAGAAGCCGTTCTATGCTCGCAGCATTTACAACCTTTCGATGAATGAGAAGGCGGTGCTCCGCAGAGACATCGAATCTTGGGCAGGCAAAAAGATGAGCAACGATATCGCTTCTAACTTTGACATCTTCACGCTACTTGGAAAGCCTTGCATGGTAAACTTAACTCACGTAACTAAGGGCGACATGACCTATGCCAACATCATTGGAATCTCTCCAGTGCCCAAAGGATTAGTTTGTCCTCCGGCATTCAATGCGCCGCTATGTTACAACACCGAGGAGCATGATGATGCTGTATTCAATCAGCTGCCCGAGTTCATTCAAGATAAAATCAAGATGTCTGACGAGTGGATTGCTCGCATCAGCAAGCCAATACCAGTGGAGCGAGCGGCTGCAATGTTAGCTGAGCAAGAAGCAGAAGACGACGGCTTCCCGTTCTAATAAATAACAAAGGGCGGTAATCAGCCGCCCTTCATTAAAACATTCATTAAATCAATACACTATGAACGCAGCTAATATAGAGAACATTTCCGAGTTCTACAAGTCATTGAACTCGACAGAGGTGCTTCGTGCTCAGAGCATGATTGAAGGCGCACCAACTTCCATCGAAGACAAGCTAAGCTACGACATGAGCGCAGCTTCCATCAAAGCGGCTAACGATGCCATCAAGCACATCGAGAATAATCGCAAGCTCGTAACGCTTCCACTGGATACCTACAAGAAGTCCATCATGGATGTTGAGCGTGATGCAACTGCTCCGCTAAAGGCTTACATCGAGAAGCGCAAAGCCATGATGATTGACTACTCCAACGAGCTCGAGCGCAAGAAGGCAGAAGCAGATGCAAAGATTGCACAGGATGCAGCCAATGCGCTACTCGCTGCAATCACTGAAGATGTCGCAAGCATCATGGCAAAGTTCACCGACAGCACAACAAGCACAACCCTTGACATCGACCACACCAAGAACATCCGCATCACGAAAAAGGCGGAGATAGTTGGCGAGGTAGATTGGATGACACTGCTCTGGACACTTATGCAAGCAGAGATGTTTGATGTGGCCGAGTTACTCCGCAAGCTTCCAAAGGCGATGGAGCTGACCAATATTGAGAACATCAAAGGAATCCAAATCACAGAAGTTAAAAACCAAGCAATCCGATGAATCCACTCGACAACATCCACTATGAATTTTCGCAATTCACCAAGTACCTGGACACCATCATTGATCCACGCGAATGCGATGATGACAGACTACAATCGAAGGTAAAAGAAGCAATCGTGCAAGCCTACTCAAACGGCTATCATGACGGGCAGGAAGCAATGTACAAGCGGCTACCAAAGCCATCATCACAAGGCGGCGATGAAGGAGGGCGCGAGTACTATGACTCGCTGTAATTGGACTCTCGAAGAAACCGAACTGCTCATCGAGTACTATCCACATCGGTCGACTAAAGAGGTGGCATTCATCACTGGGAAATCAATCGCCCAGTGTTATGCCAAAGCCTTTGCACTCCAACTGCATAAGACTCCCGAGTATCTCGCAACAGAAGCAAGCGGCAGGCTAAAGAAGGGCAACCAAGCAACGCAGTTCCACAAAGGGCATGAGCCTTGGAACAAGGGCATGAAAGGGCTGCAAATCGGAGGCAAGGAAACGCAGTTTAAAAAGGGGCATGTATCTACCAACCGTAAAGAAATTGGATCAGAGCGCATCGATGAAGATGGATACACCTATATCAAGATTGCAGAGCATACAAGGTGGGTCCTCAAGCATCGGCACATCTACGAGCAGCATCACGGAAAGCTTGAGCCGCACATGATAGTTACTTTCCGAGATAAAAACATCTCAAATTTCGAGATAGAAAACCTTGAAGCAATTACCAAGGTGGAAAATATGGAGCGCAATCGCATAACAAAATATCCTTTACCAATTCAACAATCAATCAAAACACTCAAGAAACTATGGCAAGAAATAAAATCGAAGATCTAAGAGATCACTTATTTGAAATCATCGAGATGTTAAAAGAAAACGACATGGAGCTCGACAAAGCAAAAGCAATCGCAGACATCGCCCAGGTGATAATCAACTCAGCAAAGGTTGAGGTTGACTTCATCAAGGTAGTACATGGCAACGGTAGTGGATTTATTCCATTGGACAAGAGACAGATAGAGGCATGATTTTAACCCCATAAAATTCAACAAAATGCAAGCAATTGATACATTTTACAAGGATCACTTTTTTAGGTCAAGACTTGAAGCAAGATGGGCTGTTTACTTTGACAGCTTAAAACAAAAATGGGAATATGAGCCAGAAGGTTTTGTATTAGAAAATGGTGTTAAATACTTACCTGATTTTTATATTCCAAGTTTAGATAGTTATGTTGAGGTAAAACCAAGTATTAATTTAGAACAAAATGATTTAAAAGGAATTTTAGATTTATATAAATATGATTTAGAATATAAATGGAAACCATTTTCTAAAAATAAAAAACTTCTAATTGCAATAGGTTTGCCACATGCACACACAATGTGGCTTTTAAGTGATTTAAACGATGATGACTATAAAATAATAGAAGTTATACCATTTGCATATTTAGAAAAAGAGTCATATGGTAATTTTTATTATTCAGGCGGTTATAGTGATTGGAGCGATTGGGAACCTTT